GCGGTGCCTACGGCATACCGCAAGCCCTACCAGCCAGCAAAATGCTTGTGGTGGGCCGCGATTATCGCTACAATTATCAGACACAGATCCGCTGGGGCTTACTCTATGTACGCTATCACTGGAATAACAGCGCGTGTAACGCGCTACAACACGAGTATAGAAAAGGGTGGTACTAATGGAACTTTATACATGGGCTGACCTTATCAACCCAACAATTCTAAGCGAGGGGTTGAAATGACCGACCTAGAGATTGTTCAAGAGGCGCAGAAGGTTATTGAGGAAATGGTCGCTTACTGGCGAAATGTTGTTAATCAGGTAAACGCTAGACACGCACAGTTGCAACTCAACTCATGGCTCGCCCATAAAGCGTTCTTTGAGAGGCATAAGCGACTTGAAACATATGCGGGTGATTTGTGTGAGGTTTGCGAGTATTCAGAATACAGAGCGTCTTATCCCTGCCCTGAATTAGTAGCACAAGTTAAAGCGATTATGGGGGTGGAGTAAGTGGCTACAACAAGATTGTGCGACCAATGCCATAAGGACATTACCCACATACATTTTGAGAATAAGGCTTATCTACGAGTGACCGCGGGATTGCGAGACGGTTACCGACACGAAACTCCTGACCTATGTTCTTGGAAATGTATTGCCGATTTTGCTTTGGCGAAATTTGAGGAAAAATCAAAATGACCTACACACCAAAACACACAAACGAGGAATACTTGGCGTGGATTGATGGCAGGATTGTTTTTCTTGATAGATACATGCCAAGAATCGAAATCAATAGTCTCGACAACTGGCAGGCAAGTAATTACCGCGCCTCTCTCCTAGCCAACCGAGATGTGTTGGAGAGGCATAAGGAGTATGTATTCCAAGAGGAGCGCGTAATTCGTAGAGAAGTGAGGGCTTGCAAAGGTTGTTCAGGTTTATGTGACGGCACTTATCGAATTGCGAACTTCCCGTGCCTTACCTACCTAAACATAGCCCAACGATTAGACGAGGTGATGTAGGTGAGCCTTTATTCTGAATTACAAGGCATCTATGAAGTGCCAAAAAGCGCAACCATGACTCAAATTGCCAAACATGGAAACTGTTGCTATCCATTACAACAAAGCGAGGTGGAGAAGTGAGTTACCTAAAAGATTTGCCCTGTGCGGGTTGTGGAACTGAAAGCACTTACTACTTCCCCGATAAACCAACGGCGCATTATTGCTATTGTGAGTTTCGGCATGAGATTGGCGAGCAGGTAGCGCGGGAGATTAAGGCTGAGTGCGAACAAGGCGGTGCGATGGCTTGTGGAATTTCTGGAAATTATCAATGCTCTTGTTCTGGAGCCGCCGCTATCGCTAGGGGTGAGAAGTGAACTACTGCCCATGCTGGAGATGTAACGGAGAACCAGATGAAGAAGAAGTGGAGATGTATGAAGAAGACCCAGACCGACTACACGATGAAATAAAGGAGAACCTGCCATGAGCAAATTGATATTGGTGATAGATGTAGCAGAGCATGTAGACCAAGAAGATTTGGCAAAGATAAAACCAACTCTTACTTACTCCCCTAATGCAAAATTTGGCGCAATACCAATACTCAATGCACTTCGTGCAGTAGTGGAATTTCATAAGCCTAATGAGTTTGGCGATTGCTCAATTTGCGTTATTCGGACAGTAATTGATTTAGAGGTTGCTTCCTATCCCTGCCCCATTATTCAGGCTATTGAGAAGGAGTTAAAGTGAAGAAGATGAAAGAACCGCCTATCGGTTCAGTACTACTAGATGGCTTTGCCTGTGCATGGCAACGTGCACCGTATGGCTGGAGCATCTGTGGGTCAGATGGTTCATGGTCATACACATGGAAAGAGTTGTTAAAAGACCTTTACCCACAAGATAGAGAACACCTACAAAAGACTGCTATCTGGGCTGAAGCAACCAAAGATGTGGGTCAACTTCCCCGTATCCTGTTTGTACCAGGAGAAGAGTTAGTAGAGGAGTCAGAAGATGAGTGAGTTAAAAACCCCTTTAGATACCTACGAGTTTCCTGAGATTATGAAGGAGTTTGGGCTTGCCCCCGAGTTACCTGCTGTAGTAGTGGACGATGACTTCTTCGAGTACATAGAGGAAGAGTCAGTAGAGAACACCCTAGATATTGGTGAATTTGTTCTCTATTACCTAGATTGGGCTAAAGAGAATGTGGAGATTGCAAGAGCGCGGATTGAGTTTGCGTTAGATGAAGCCGCCGCTATCGCTAGGGGTGAGAAGTGAATATTTTTGTGATATGCGCCGCTTATGCGGTTGGTGCATTTGTTGGCACCTGCACTATTTGTCAAATAGATTACCTAATATTTAAACATCAAATAAAGAAAGGACGAAAATGAGAAATGATGAACTACCGATTGTATTCTTTCACATCTTGGCCAAGGATAAGGCCAAGATCCTGCCGTATTGGCTAGAACAGAACCTATCTAAGTTGGACTATCCACGCGATAAGGTGCGCCTTTACTTTCGCACCAATAACAATAACGACGATACGGCCAGCATCATCCACCAATGGGTGGAAGATGAAAAGTTGCTACGTGAAAGAGAATACCCAAGTGGCGATTGGCTTTACCATGACTGGCTATCTATTGACATTAACGACGAAGATGTACCAGAACAGGTGCAACAGTATGGCGTACACGAATGGAACGAGGAACGATTTTCTGTCCTGGCTCGCTTACGCGAGGAAGGCGTTAAGGAAGCCTTGCGCTATAACGCTTACTACTTCGTGGTGGATGTAGATAACTTCATCCTACCTGGCACCTTAAAGGCCCTTATAGCCGAGAATAAGCCCGTTATGGCCCCATTACTGCGCTACGCCGTAGCCGAAGGCGAGGAAACGCATGCAGGTTACGCCAACTTCCACCATCCCGTAACTGCCAACGGCTATTACCAGGACAGCGAGGAATACTTTGCCCTGCTCAATGGTGCCATCCGTGGGGTATGGCCGATTGATCTAGTCCACTGCACGTATTTAATACACCCAGACATACTGCCGTATGTCTCCTACCATGATGGTACACAAGATTACGAGTATGTTATCTTTAGCCGTAACCTGCGCAACGCAGGTATTGAGCAGTACCTAGATAACCGCAAGATCTACGGATACTTAACCCTGTGGGAGAATATAGATGCCTGTAAATACTGGATGGAGAAATTGAAATGACATACAACTTTGAAGCAGGCGAATGGTACGGCACATGTAAGGCATGTAACACTGAACTGTTTGCTCCAACCAAGAAGAAATACAACTGGCAACATCGTCGCCATACACGCTCTATCAACTGCCTGAACGGATACTGAAATGCCAGCAAAGCCAAGTGAACTTAAGAAGTTAATCGCGCTACTGGAAGAAGAAGCCGACAATGTAGAATTTGTCGCCAAGGCGGCATGGAGCCTGGTTGAAGATCTACTCAACCAGCGCCAACGTTATGTCGTCTTTGCGGTACATCCTAGCCTTAACATCGTGCAGGCTGTCGGTCCGTATGATACACTAGAGAAGGCTAAACGGGATTACGCTAAAAGGATTGCCGCTTATGATAAACTATCAAGAGCGCACTTAGCACTTCTGCGTCATCCCAATAGCATTACTGAATAGAATTAACGGGGAGTTATTAGTCCTTTCGCCCCGTTATAGTTGCTCCCCGTTCCGTCCTTGCGGGTTGTAGCGACAAAGATATAGGCCTTACGGTAAATCCCGTAAGGCCTTCTCTTTTTGCTCCCCATGCGCAAACTTACAGTTGGTGCAACTGTCCCATTGAATCTTTCCAATAACCGTATGCGCCTTTAACAAGGGTGAACGGTGCAGGTGGTACACCTAAATAGGAGTATGGCTTAGTGCCATGCGCGTCATCATAGAACGATGGCGTAGTAAAGTCTGGCAGTACGCCATTAACGCCGTTAGCGGTACCATGGAACAGCCCTACGGTATGGTCGCAGACTTCAAGTACCCACTGACGGTTCTTGCCATCTGGGGTAGATAGACGTGTCACCTGTGGGTCTATCAGCATCTCAGCCAACTCATGCGCGATGACAGTAATTACGCCAGGAACGAATCGCTCACCGTGGATCTGGATATTCTTTAACTTGAACGGCGCGGTATAAGTACCAAAGATAGAACGAGAGCCGTAAGCATCTGCACGAATATACGCAATAGGTTCTCCATTCACTACTTCATGGTAGCCAAGTGCAGTCTTTTGCATCTTGGGATTTGGGAAATTATCTACGATGCAAAGGTTCCATTGCCCTGCTAGGCGAACAGGCGAAGCGAGTACGACATCGTTACCCATATCCCACTTACTGTCCACCAAGCCTGCAAATCCTGTAAGGATCCGCGCTGCGGTGCTTAAATCAGACTGTGTAATAACTCGCTTTGATTCGTTAACTAGGTTAATTGTCATCTTGCTCCTTAATGGTCGGTGCTGTAGAAGCCGCCAGTTCGAAACTGGACGGCGGTGGGGTAAAAGACTCGATCCATGAGGCTGTCGCAGCACATGGGGGAAGTAGATTCTTCATGGATGGACCGTTCTAAGATTTGCTCACTACCGCAACTGCGGCACTTATAGTCGTATTGTGGCAATCTTCTCTCCAATCAAACATCCTGGCACACACTCCCATACCAGTTCGTGATAACTTTTACCTTCAATGCGGCGCACTAGCGCCTTACATTCAGGATCGTGGATGTGCTTGGTCATTGTTCGCCTTAAAATAACGATGCGCGGAATCTCTATCTTTTATACTGTTTTTGTTAAGAAGATAACCGATTCTTAAATTGTAATAAAAATTACGGATCCTTTTCCATGGCATGACCGCATGGCGATGCGCCACAACAAGCCATCCTTCACGACCTTCTGGCAACTGCATGCTCATTCCTCGCCCTTTCCAAAGGGATTAGTACCGCCTAATTGATTAACAAGGCGCCTCATAGCGCCTTCTACCTTACGATGTGCTGTTGTATCGCTCACTTCTAACACTTCAGCAATCTCGGCAAAGGTTAGATTCTGCTCGTACTTCAATTCTAGCACGTCTCTATCCATCTCATCTATCTTAGATAGGGCGTTGCGTACATCGAATAGTTGAATAACATAGTTGCCACCCTCGGCTGGATTACCAGCCCCAGATACTTTCTCGCCGTCTAGTTTGGTCGTCTCTACGACATCGCCCCAGACGAAGGGTAGCAATTCAGATAGGGTAATAGGGTCGTAGTACTGCTCATCGCGCAATTCATAGCCCAACTTCTGGGCCTTAAGGCGACGGCAATACTTATCGGCTTGGCGCGTGAGCGTCTTGCCTAACTGCCTCACCCCACCCTTGTAATCCTCTGGCTCCTGGTTATGATCTAACCACTGCTTGACTTTATCCTCACGGCGCCAGACCCAGACAAGTAATTCTTGGCGCAGGTCTGATACATCGAAGTAGACGGAATACTTACGGTGTACTACACGCGCAACTTGGCTGGCTACATCCGTAGCCTCTGATAGCCAATCACTCATAGCAAACTCGAAGGGTCATGTAGATCTTCCTGTGGCACCATGTAGGCAGGTATTCTCATCTTCGTGTCCCAGTATTGATCTGCCTGCGCTTCATAGCCCCAGAACCAGCCGTGGATAACGCCAGTGTGGTAGGAAGGAAGCGTGACGAGTAGATACTTGCGCTCTGGGTTATCATCTTTACCTAGCAATAGTTTACCTGTGGCATAGGCGGTAGTGCGTACTTCAAACTCGCCCACGTCGCCCATCTTACGTTCTTCAAATACCGCAAATGGGTATTTGTCCATCCACCTAGCGACGACTAACTCACCTAAGCAACCCGATACTTCACGCGCTAATTGTTCAACCCACGTCGGGGCAGCACCTTTGCTGTTCATAATGCCGATGGCGCGGTTGTGATTAAACCGCGCTACCGCTTCGGTAGTTGCGTAGGCTACGTCGCCAGGAGATAGAGCAATACTTACCATCGCCAGATTTTACCATCCACAATAAAAGATTTGTTAACGATGGGAACAAGTTGTGGGATGACGGTATTTCCTTCTACGCTTAAGATGCCAAAGCCCTGCTGCCATGTGAATAGCCCAGCCTTAATGTACTTAGCATGCTTAAGGTTCATTAGATGGCCAACCTCTAAGCCCCATACAGTCTTAGATTTACCAGCCCACGATTGCGTCCAATGGGTTAAACCCATCCTGTGCGTATGTCCACAGACGACGCTGACACCAGCCCGCTTTGCAAGTCCAAGAGCAGTTGATCCAGCAGTGGGTTGAACATTTCCTTCGTCGCCATGAACAAGTATCCAATTTGGTGCAAGTTCGTATGGTTGGTGGTGATACGTAATTCCAAGTTGATCCAATTTGAGGAACTTTTCAATTTCAAGTTCAGGCAAACCAATAAACCCTGGTGCATTGTTTCTGATTTTATTGTACAGCCTGTCACTGTGATTAGACCTTGAGATATGTCTGATCTTAAGTGATTCAAGTAGCCGTACAGTAATGTCTCGGTGTTGTCCGATGTCATACTTCCATTCTCCTGGCCCGCCTTGCTCCCATCGGGAGATTTGTGGAAAGTCAATCTCGTCACCTACGCTCACCACCTCGTCTGGCTTGTATGCCTTGATAAATTTTGCCAATGTAGCCGTCGCATCAACATCATGGTAAGGCGACTGAAGATCCGACACGACAACTATCTTTTTCATCTACTTGGGCCAAACCTCTCGCTCGACCATCAACGCGATTATCGCATAGTTGGCTAGATCTTTGAACGAATCCTCGATAGATTCGTGGTTAGGCGTTGTTTTGTTTGAGAATAGATTCTTAAGACGCTCGAATTTATCGCCAATACGGACAAGCAGACCGTTAATAGCACCACCGTGAGCATTATTGATATTACCTGGACCATAATCGGCTTGCTTCGTAATGAGTAAGTTACCGATTTCATCGCACACCTTCCACACTTCTGTCGCAAAGTTATTATCGCGTGTCACTCTCGAATCCCAGGGTAGCGGATTACCGCTATTCCCGTTGATATCTCTATCGAGAGGACTTGAAAGCCAAGGCCTTCCAGGAACTGACTCACCAAGATAATTTCTGATTCTCTCACTCATTACGCACCTTCCTGTCCACGATAGAGCCAGTTTTGGCTATCTTCATCCAACTCGTAGTAATACACTATTGTACCACCTGTGTACAATTTCTGCTCCATTTCGATGACGGTCAACGCCCATAAAGGTTCTGGCACTTGCGCGCCATCCTTCGGTCCGCCGATAAACTCAGACATTATGGCTTAATGATTTCGTCGTCATCCTCACGTTCTATTTCGTGAAGTAGGTACACAACTAACTCTGGGTTATCGCGCAAGACATTAAGGAAGTGATAGCCGATAATGTCGCATACTTCTTCTACATCAAAGCGCTTGCGGGTTGAGAAGGGCGTTTCAAAGATGACAGCATGAGTAATCTCATGCACCAGTACGCGCAGTTTTTTATCCTCTGGAATGTCTGGGCGTAGTTGAATCGTGTTTGTGTCAGATGTGGTAAGGCCGTAAGTATCAGGGTCGGCAAGGTCGAATTTGATCTTGTACCGCTGCCCTGATACGTTAATAAACTTAGGTCGTTTCATGCTCCCACCTTATCTGCGAACCAGCCTGAACCTTCTGAAAGATAGACGTCGTTTACATCTTGGTTAGGCGGCAACTGTACCACAGTTGCGGTATTTAAGTCCTCTTTGATCCGCCCTGCAAGTTCTTGGCCAGGATTCCGA